CCAATATTTGAAGACCCCAGAGCCGGGAACATGATGAATCTTTTACCTCAGACAGATACAACTAAATTAACTTATGCCAGTCATCAAGTTAATTATGAAGTACAACCAGGTCGAATGATTTTCTTTCCATCCTATATGCCGCATATGTATTCGGTTGATATGGGTTATGAACCGTTTAGATTTATACATTGGAACTGTCAAGCAATACCGAAAGGAGTATTAAATGTTCAAAAAAAATAAATACAAAGTATTAAGAGGAGCTATTTCAAAAGAATTAGCGTCATTTGTTTACGCTTATTTTTTAAAGAAAAAACAAGTGGCTCAATTTTTATTCGATAAAAAATATATCTCTCCCTTTACAGAATATTGGGGAGTATGGACAGATCATCAAGTGCCGAACACTTATGCTCATTATGGCGATGTAGCCATGGAAACATTATTAGAAACTTTAAAAGAAAAGATGGAAAAAGAAACAGGTTATAAGTTAAATGAAACTTATTCCTATGCAAGACTTTATAAACCAGGAGACGTTCTTCATCGACATAAAGATAGATACTCATGTGAAGTCTCTACTACTCTTCATTTAGGAGGAGATCCATGGCCTATTTATTTAGATCCGACAGGAAAAACAGGTGGGGCAGGTATTAAAGTAGACCTAGAACCAGGAGATATGCTTCTTTATTCTGGATGTGATTTAGAACATTGGCGAGAAGAATTTAAAGGTAAAGACTGCGGTCAAGTTTTTTTACATTATAATGATGCTAAAAAGAAAACAGCTAAAGCAAACAAATTTGATGGACGTCCGTTCTTAGGACTTCCATCCTGGTATAAAGGCTTTACAACTCCTAAAAAATAGTTTATAAAATACCCTTGCAGGAGACAACTCCACCACAGACGTCTCCTGCTTTTAACATATTGAATTTCCCTCCAATCTGATATAAGTCATAATAAACAGGTTTTTATATGCTACAAAAATTAGGTTTCTTACCAGGATTTAATAAACAAGTTTCCGAACTAGGCGCAGAAGGTCAATGGTTTGATGGGGATAATGTCAGATTTAGATACGGCACCCCTGAAAAAATTGGGGGCTGGGACCAGTTAGGAGCTGACAAACTAACCGGTGCGACTCGTGCTCTCCATCACTGGGACGATAATGCTGGAATTAAATATGCGGCTCTAGGAACCAATAGAATTTTATATGTTTATTCAGGAGGTGTGTATTATGATATACACCCTATCAGAACTACCTTAACTGGCTGTAAGTTTACAAGTACTACTTCAGAAAGAGCAGTCACCGTCACAGCAACAGGAACTACTGGACTAGAGGATAACGATATTGTTATGTTTAATACTGTAAGTGGAGTGACTGCAGTAGGGTCTACTTATACGGACGCTAGTTTTGCCGATAAAAAATTTATGGTAGCTTCGACCCCCACCGCTCAAACTTTTACAATAACAATGGATGATGCGGAATCAGGGACACCTTTATCGTTAAGTGGAACTGCTTCAGCATTATGTTATTATAGAGTAGGACCATCTAAGCAGTTAAGTGGTTATGGATGGGGAACAGGTACATGGTCTGGAACTGCCGCAGGTGCAGCAACAACTACGTTGGTTTCAACTATTAATGATACTGTAACCGATATTCCTTTGACAAGTTCAGTAGCCTTTCCTGCAACAGGTGAAATTAGAATTGGATCAGAAGATATAAGTTACACTGCCAATGATACAACTACCGGAATTGTAAGTGGAGGAGCTAGAGAAGTTAATGGTACCACTAAAGCGACTCATAGCATAGGAGCTGGTGTTACTAATATTTCAGACTATGTCGGATGGGGAGAAGCATCTTCTGCAGACTTTACAATAGATCCAGGT